AGACGAGTGCTTCCCATTGGGATAAGCTCGTGAATACCATAGTACTCAGGGTTGATTAGGTAGCCAGAACCAGTTGTTGTAGCACCACCGAAGTTAGGTGTGCAATCTGGATTAGCATTAACAACGGAAACGATTCCGTGATCTGACTGATAGAGATCAACAGATAATTTGATACTTGCACTGTCACCATTGTAGTTAACTGTGCGAACACCAGAATTGGTTCCGTCTTGAACATCAGCGCCAAAGCGAGCGAAGTCACTAACAACCCGGCGTAAACCAGTATCAGCAACAAGCATAAGGCTGTTTGTGCTACCAGTTACCGTGAAGATGCTAGTAATGATGTCATTAAGAGCACTTTCGCTGAACGGAGTTACACCAGCTTCAGCAGTCGTGTAGATGCTATCAACAGGAGTTTGGAAGGCGGCGGGAACGCCACCTGCAGCACCATTTAGCCAGTTACCAAGACCGCGAAGAGTATTGGCAACGCCAGCACCATTTTCGACAGATCCAGCTTGAGTGCCAGATAGTGTAGCTTCGATGTCACGTTTGATTTCACGGATAGCCTTAGCTTCTGCTTGAGCAATCTTAGCGGGACCAACGGAATCAACTGCTTCTTGCAGATCGGATACCATATAGTCACGACGGAACTTTTGAGTATTGTTACCAAGGCGAGCGCGACCAGCGAACTTGTCTGTGAATGCTGTTACGTCAGCACCTTCTGAAACACCTGCGGTAACAGGAGCAGAAAGACTGTCTACAGTCCATTCACTACGAGTGGCGGTTGCGGATTGCTTGCTTGCGGATGAAAGGATGGGAGTTTCTTCTGGAGCAAGAATTGTCAGAACATCTGTCAAGTCTTCCCTGTTAGAAACTGCCGATCCTGGATTTGTTGTATCGAATGTGTTTGAGAACGACATTTTATTTACTTTCTATTTAGGATTAACGATTTTTTAATTGTAGGGTTCTTAGGTTGATAAAATCACTCTTTGAGCCAGATGTTTTGAACCGTTGAGATATTTCTTTCAAAGCCTTTACAGACTTAGTTGCAGTTTTTTCTGGAGTACCCGCTGAAGATGTAGCATTACCTGGAGGAATTAATCTTCCTGGTGAGCTTTTTTCTGAGATCGTTTTTCTTGCATACAAGCTATTAGCGGCGTGTGCAATGATATAGTTCAGTTGAGATGCTACTTCTGGGTCAACGGATTGCTCCATTTCCACAAAACGAGGGTCTTTAATCATAGACTCATATTTGCGTCTAGTATCATTGTCCTCACCTTTCATCCAAGAAAGTTCACTTTCAGCTTGTTCCGCAAAGCTTTCTTTCATCTTTACGGCATTTTCTGATTTGTGAATATTTTTTAGCTGATCTGGCAAAAACTTATCTCTAGTTTTGCGAGCATTTTGCAAGGTAGTTCGTACCTGCTTTTTAGTAATGCTTTTACCATCTACTTCTGTAACTCCATCTTCTGGCGAAAATCCATCTGAATTGAATAATACATCTTCTGCCCACTCGATTATATTATTTACCTCTTCAGCTTTAGATTTTAATTCATCTAGGCTTTTAAGGTCCGAGTAAGGGTTGTTTTCAACCTTAGCAGAACTTTTTAATTCATTTTCAGATAGTTTATTTTCTAACTCTACTAGCCTTTCTTCCGCTTTTTTGCGTTTAGCGGTAAGCTCGCCAAAGCGAGATACGGCACGGCTACCGAGTTTTTCAGATAACTCTCTTATTTGATCTTCAGACAAATTGTCCAAATCTAACTGTGAAAGAACACCGTCAGAGGACTCCGATGTGGATTCTTCCGACTCAACCTCATCAACAGCTTCTTCCGAAACTTCTGATTTTGGTTCTGATTCTGATTCTGGTGATTCTTCCGGGGCAACTTGCACCTCTTCGGTTTCACCTAGCCGACTTTGGATAAAATCCTCTGGCGACATATTTGACTTTAACGCTGTTGGTTGTTCGGATTCAGCGACTTCCGTTGTGATTTCATCTGACATAATTCCACTCCTTAACGCTTGAGCGATAGCGATGTTTATATATTAACAGTAGTGTAAACTATCTGTTGAGAGAATCTGCGTGAGATTTCATAATCTTATCAAAATCTACCATTTGTAGTATTTGATCATAACTGATTATTCTTCCAGATAGTTGTTGTATCTGTTCTGATGGTGCTTTGTGCATTTCTCCAATGCACTCCTCACGAAATTGGTGTATTAAATCTACAAATCTTGCAAAAAAATCATATTGTTGAAGGGCTTTAATATCATCTTGTATTTGCATATTTATTATTCTTGTATTTGCATTAATGTTCCTTGAGGAATTATTGATTCTTCTGGAAGCGTTTGATTAAAAATATTATTACGAGCATCTATACTATATTGCAACCTAGTAGGCAAGGAATTAATTCTAGCCTCCTGCTTAGGATTCATCATAAAATTTACAAAATGCTCGTGGATGTCTCGAAATTCTGGCTTATACTGTCTACGAACAATCCCGTGCTTACCACCTCTTTCTTCCGATGGCTTCCCGGTTAGCATACTCCTGTAGTCTCCCATATATCCCGTGCCAAGATATTCTGCAACAATTTTATCTTTATTTGCTATTGCATCAAGATAATATTTTATTTCGTTTACTTCATTATTTGGCAATCCATTTCTTTCCAAATAATCATCATAACTTCTTTTTGTAGGTCCAGTTTTTTGAAATAGACCTACGCCCTTTGCTCTTTTTACTCCAGGTTTTAAAACTTCTAATTTGTTGATATCAAAGCTATTAGCACTTTCATATTTTATATTTCCATAGAGTATAGCTTTAAAATCATCTGGAATGTTAAAAGAATTTAAACCATCAATTACTCTTTGTTCACTCAAATCTTTTGTTCTTTTTAATGAAAAAGAAGATGCGCTTTGATTGTCTACAGCCATTTTATTGTTGTTGTGGTTGTTGTTCTGGTGCTTGCATTTCTGCGGGTGCAGTTCCCAATCTGCCAATCTGTGCGTTTTGCATTTGCTGTAACTGGAATGTGTACTGAGCAGAATACTTTTCAAGACGAGCAGCAAAAGACTGGTCTGTTTGGAGCCTTTGGGTAATATCTGGCTGTTGGGCATATTCTTGTATTAGTTGCAATGCAATTTGCGCCCCATTTGGTTGTGCGTTCACTTCTATGCCAGCAAATATCTTCGTAAGATCATCGGTAACTTTTTTCACTATTTGCTCTTGTGCGACTTCTGTAGGTTGTAGGATACTGTCCGCAAGTACTGGGTCAATTGCATTAGCAACTGTATCAAGCAACCTATCGACATTAATGCGACCATTACGATCCATTTGCGTAAGTGCGACGATTTGCTCAAGTTTCTTTTCCTGAGATTCTGTATCCGAATTGAGGACATCGTAATTTACAACAATATCAAAATTTTCTTCCGCATTACCCTTATCAAATGTTTGAGGGTCTGGAATACCAGTAACTCTAAAGAATATAGAATCCGGGCCAAATCTTTGAAAGCAACGATAGCACATCCGTAAAACTTCCGCAGAATGCTGTAAAAACTTATCTACTAAGAACTGTTGTCGTATTTGGCTAATTTGTGATTTTTCATCTAAACCGCAAAGCCGATCTGCTTGAGCTTCCATTGTTTGCTCCATTTCAATAGAACCAGAATTAAAAGCAGGTGCAGGAGCAAAATCCAAGTCACCTTTCCTGCGATACGGAATCATTCTTCCTGGTCCCCAATCTGAGGGGGCCTGACCAACTGGATGCAGTATCGGTGGAAGTGTAGCTAGGCTATTTCGATCAATTCTAGAATCACGCTCTACTTTAATTTGATTCTGTATTCCCCTAAGGACATCTGGAATAGTAGGTGTATCGTAAAGGCGCTTGCTGTCTTCTGATAGTTTTGTAACTACGACTGGATAGTCTTCGTAGCCGTTGAGAAGTTCAAACTTTGCATAACCGGGTGCTAAGTCATTGCCGTCGAAGTCTTTATGAAATACTGTGCAATATATGCCTTCAGATCCATCTTCTTGGTCTATAAGTCGTTGATAACCATATATTAACTCAACTAGATCATTTGATTCATATGTGCTATTATTTAATGAAGAATTACGTGAAATATTATTTTCTCGATTTGTAACATCATTATTTATTCCTCGGTAGTGACCTATAATGTAATCTACAAAATCTTTGTCCCATCCATCTGTAACTACCTTGTTTTCAAGCTCTTGTGGAGTATAATATGTTCTCCAAAAGCAATATGGCGCACGTTGGGGGTCTGTGACATACGAAGGAAAGAAAAAATCACCATCTGGGGCTAATGTTTTGACCTCTGGAGCATCAATTTGTCTACGAACTACGGGAAGCTCGGCTTTACCTGTTTCTTTTAGGTCTTTTAATGCTTTTTTTGCCCTAGAAGTACTAATTCCATCAAAAGAAGCTTGAATTAGGGCAGTTATTTCATTATCTGCTAAACCGCTAACAATAGCTTCTGCCAATTCTGGGCTATTTTGTGCAATTTGCTCTACAGATAGCTCTTGAAGAAATCTACGATCTTCTCGATGCCATCCAACATAGGTTAAAAGTATTCCGCGCTCTAGAAGATAGTTTGCACCTAACTCCATTTCCCTCTTAAAGCGAGGAATGTATCCGCTGGATACCATCCACTTTAAAAAACCAGAAACAACGACTGATCTTGCAATGTCTCCTGCTTCAACGGGAAACGCACGAACATTTGCACGATTAAGTGCAGACATAAACAAAGAAACCAATCGAGTTATACGCTCATCAATAGTGTGCGCTTCCATATCGGCAGCACCTTCCCAGGGGAAAGCGTCTGCTCCGTGTTTACGGTGATCTCGGCTTTTACCAGCCCATTCATTTCTCCTGTCATCGTATGAGTTTCGACATAGATCAAAATATCCCTCTAGGTCTAAAACTGTTTCACTATACGCATTGCGCAAAGTTCCTACACTTGGTTCTTTGCTTACATAAGTAAGTCCCTCGTAATTTGATTGACTATCCATAGAATTTTAAATTATGACTTCTGGGGGTTTGTATCCAGTGATACTTGGCGTTTGGTCCAGTATTATCTGCTTGTATGTGAATAATTTTATTTGTCAGTTTATTGTGATAGCGAATAGGAACTCTAACAGGAACTTTCTGTGTTAGTTCTTTAATATACGCTATAACATAACTTTTATTTTGAGCAGGGTTTAACACCCTACCCCTATAGATTATATCAATAGGAACAAGGTCATCAAACATAGCTTGCCCGGCTTCATCTATCCAGGTGTTTTTGCCCTT